CTCCTGTCCCGTCGCCTCTTTATTATTGATGGAAAGAACCTTGGACCGAGATTGATGGACGATGATTGCACATACGATGGATCATATGAGATGCCGAAAGATAATGATGGATGGATGAAGATCCTAGAGCGGATGATATCGTAAGACTTCGGGCGAAGTCAGCAGCTTCTATTCAAATGTGCTCATTATGAGTAAATAGGTGTTTACAATCATGTAAAATATATGCTATTCTATTTACATAACTTAAATACAAATACTCGTAGAAAGGAGTACATTATGAAAACTAACACAGCAAAAAAAGTCGCCCCTAAGGAAATTACCTTCAAAGGTATACAATCCATCGCTGAGGACAAGCGTGAAAAAGTAGGCGTTATTCCTGGGGACCTCTACATATGGTTGAAGGAAAAAGCAGGGAACAATCCTGCTAATGTTATTATACGTCCCGTCCAAGGGCTTGACATTTCCAAGGGTTTCCCTTTTGAGCGTACTATGTTCCTTAAGGACGGCAACCCTAACTATGAGCGACGTGCATTGGTCATGTGGGCGTTAGCTAATTCAGGCAAGGCTGAATATACATTAGCTGATTGCCAAGCTGACCACAAAAAAATCAAATCACCTGCTTACGGTGTGAAGGGTTTAATTGATGCCCTTAACGGTGGACAGTCACCATCTGCTAAAACCACATGGGGACGGAACTATGTTGAGCTAGTTGTTAAGAAAAAATAACTAGCAATTAGGAGGGAGCTTGATGGCTCCCTTCTTTTTTATTTTGATGGACGATGGATATTGATGGATGGACAATGATTGATCGTCTTTATATGTATATGTATATAGACATCTAAAGAAGTCGCCCGAAGTCAGTCAGGGAGGTTATAGGACACACCTTGATAACCGTATATGCTATATTTAGGTATGTTCAATTTAATAAAAGGATCAAAACTATGTACATAGACGATAACAATTATGACACAGCAATAGAGAATCTTGATGATTGTATTTGGGCGATTAACAATATGTTAGATTATACTATCAAGCCAAGAGGCTTTGCTTCTAAAGAAGACCATAAGTATCTTGAGCCAAGATTCTCAGAGGCAAACCGTTATATCATTAGCTTGTTAGCTCATCCAAAACATAACGAAAAGTTTAAGGCTCGGTGTACTGTCTTTAACTATGCAGAAGTTTTGAGCAAAGCGATGGGGAGACTTTTCAAAACACCGTATCAAGAGTTTGCTGATACAGTTAATCAAAGATATTAATCAATTAGGAGGGGGCATTGCCCCCTCTTTTTTTGCCCTGTTGTTTGATGGACAATGATGGATGGACAATGAATGATGACGAGAAGAATATATATCTTAGAACATATATCCCAGAAGCCGATCTCAAATGAACTCAGTCCCGAAACTAAAGGATACACCTTGACGCCGTCAAGGTGTAAGGTATTAGTATAAATTAATTAACAAGGAGATAACTATGATACATCGTGGATGCGGTAAACCAATAGACGTCCTCAAGCCTGCAGGACAATCTGCCCTAACCCTTGAGTTTGAGGAAGCAAGGCATGTCACCAATACCTGTGGCTCAACAGGTTATTCTGGTCACAAACAATTATGTCCCAAGTGCGAAGCGTCACTCAGAGATGCTGAAAGCTACTGGGAAGAGTTCGGAGAGTGCTAATGTTTATTTTCTTTGCAATCTGTGGCGTCGCCGCCTTTTTATTCTTTTTGCTAGTTGTTAACCTGATGGACTTATAATGAGGGACGATTGATGGAGAGCAGAATCACGTGTGTAATATATGATCACATAAGAGGTCAAATGCTGCACTTAGGGGTTTACAAGGTTGTATATTAATATATATTAGTAGTTGTAAGGCGTTGCATGGGGCAACGCCCATTTTAAAAAGGGTAAAAACTATGGCAAATAAACCAACAGTTTTTAACGGTGCAACAGGGGCAAAAACCCCTGTTGTTACAGCCCATGTAATAGCTTTTATTAAAGCTAATAATGGGTTGGGTAACGTTGCATTGCAACTTACCCCAAACGCCATTGGCAAAAATGGCGTGCTTTTTGGTGGTGGTAAATTAACCACTGCCTTACAGCCTAACAAGCAAGGCGTGCTTGGTGGGCGTGCAAGCATACTTTGGGCTTGCATACACGGTTGGGCAAATGGCAAGCCTGTTGCCACCAACGTGCCTAAAACAGTGCCTAGTGCAGTGCCACTAAACACTATACAGCTAGCACACACTGCTTATAAAGCTAGTGTATTTGCTAACGCTAACACACCGCAGTTTGGTAACACCAACCAAAATGCAGTGGTTGCCTTGCTTAACGGTGGGTTTAGCCCTGCCTGCAAGCTTTACGGCACAGCGTTTGCCAAGCTAGTGCTAGCTTAACCTACACCGTGCTAGGCTTACGTTAACGTAAGCCTAGCACCCCAAAAGGTACTTGGCACGTTATAGTTTACGTTAACGTAAACCTCGCCCCCCACACCCCCCTTGGAGACGAGAAACATGTAAATGCGTTAGCGTTTACACGGTTTTTGATATTTCAACACCACCCAAAAAATTATTGTACCCCCACCCCCCTTTTTGAGGTTGGGACTCCTATAAGGTTGCTTTTGCAAAAATTTTATATTATTTCTAAAAAACATGAGCGATGTGCCATTGAATATTCCCACGGATAAGTTAAAGACTTACGCACAGCTTTTGGAAAAGCAAAAAAGGTTCAAGGCTAGTGAGCGAGCACAGAGGGACTTTTTATCATATACAAAAACTGTTTGGACTGAGTTCATAGAGGGTCGTCACCATAAAATTATGGCTGATAAGTTTAACAGATTGGCGAAGGGCGAAATTAAAAGATTGATTGTGAATATGCCCCCACGCCATACTAAGAGTGAGTTTGCCAGTTACCTATTGCCTTCGTGGTTGATGGGTAAAAATCCTAAGTTAAAGATAATACAGGCGACGCATACTGGAGAGCTAGCTGTGCGGTTTGGACGTAAGGTGCGTAATTTAATGAATAGTGTTGATTATTCATTGGTGTTCCCTGAGGTAAAGTTGCGACAAGATAGTTCGGCGGCAGGCAGATGGGAGACGGATAAGGGTGGTGAATATTTTGCGGCTGGAGTTGGAGGTGCGATTACTGGACGTGGTGCAGATTTGATGATTATTGATGATCCGCATTCAGAACAAGATGCGTTATCGCCTGCTTCTATGGAAAGTGCATATGAGTGGTATACCAGTGGACCGCGACAGCGTTTACAGCCTGGAGGCAGTATTGTGATTGTGATGACGCGATGGTCTGAGATAGATTTAACAGGTAAGTTGATGAAGCAACAGGCTCGTGATATCCTTGCAGACCAGTGGGAAGTGGTTGAGTTCCCTGCGATTATGCCCGATGGCAAGGCATTGTGGGGTAATTTTTGGAAAGTTGAAGAATTAGAAAAGGTGCGTGCTTCGTTATCGGTTGGCAAGTGGGAAGCACAGTGGCAACAGAACCCTACGAGTGAAAGTGGAGCGATATTAAAGCGTGATTGGTGGCGTATATGGAAAGAGAAAAAGATACCTGAGCTGCAATATGTGATGCAGAGTTATGATACGGCGTTTAGTAAGCAGACGAATGCTGATTATAGTGCGATTACAACGTGGGGTGTTTTTTATAATGATGAAGATAAGATGAAGCCTAATATTATTCTGTGTGATGCACGGCGAGGACGGTGGGATTTTCCTGAATTAAGGCGTATCGCCCATGAAGAATACGAATATTGGGATCCGGAATGTGTTTTAATAGAAGCAAAAGCTTCGGGTATGCCTTTAACGCAAGAACTACGGTCTATGGGCATTCCTGTACAGAATTATAGCCCAAGTAGAGGTAATGATAAGTTTACGCGAGTAAATTCAGTTGCACCGATGTTAGAAAGTGGGTTAGTATGGTGTCCAGAAGAGAGATGGGCTGAAGAAGTTATGGAAGAATGTGCTTCTTTTCCAGCAGGGGAGCACGATGATTATGTTGATACGGTTACACAAGCCTTACGCCGATTTAGAGAAGGTGGCTTTATAACACATCCAGAGGATTTTAGAGATGAAACAGACTTACCACCCCGACAAAACGCCTACTACGGCTGATTTGCAGATTACGTTAGAAAAGTTACAGGAAAAAATGAATAATTTTTTTAACAATTTGGATGCAAAAGCAAAAAAACCTAAATTTACTGTAATACAGGGCGGAAAAAAGGATGGCTGAACAAAAAAGCCCATACGATAATATCGATAAAGAATTTACATTGGTCAATCGACCATTCGAACCTGAGCTTGGTGATGATATTGAAGTAGAGTTACCAACAGAAACAGTAGTTAATGAAGATGGTAGTGTTGATGTAGGTCCAGAAGATGTGGTAAAACCCGAGATGGCGTTTGGCAGTAACCTTGTGGAAGCGTTGAATGATGATGAGCTTGCAGGTATTAGCAGTATGGTGCTTGAAAAAGTTGATGAAGATAAAAGTGCCAGAAAAGAATGGATTAATACCTATATAAAAGGATTAGAGTTGTTAGGTATTAAGTACGAAAATCGTACTGAACCCTTCCAAGGAGCAACAGGTGTAATACATCCGATGTTAAATGAAGCAGTGTCCCAGTTTCAATCACAAGCGTATAAGGAACTCTTACCTCCCAGTGGTCCTGTACGCACACAAGTAGTTGGTGATATTACACCTGAGCTCGAAAAACAAGCTGAACGTGTGAAAGATTACATGAATTATGAGATAGTGCATACTATGGAAGAGTATGATGCTGAGTTTGATCAGATGTTATATTACTTAGGTTTGTGTGGATCGGCGTTTAAAAAGGTATACCGTGACCCACAGATGGGTAGACAGGTGTCAAAGTTTGTACAGGCAGAAGATTTACTTGTACCTTATAATGCTACGGACTTAAATAGTGCTGAAAGAGTAACACATATTATAAAAATGTCGCCTAATGACTTACGTAAACTGCAAGTGAGCGGATTTTATGATGATGTTGAGATAAAAGGGGGTGATGGTGAGCAATCAGACCTCGATTACACTAAAGAAGAGCTAACAGGAGTTGAAAAAGTAGGAAGTTATGAAGAAATATCGCTTTATGAAACGCATTGTTACTTAGATTTAGAAGATTTTCCTGATGTTGATGCCCAAAATGAGCCAACAGGCATAAAATTACCGTATATTGTTACTGTTTCTGCAGATTCTGGTGATGTTTTGTCTGTTTATAGGAATTTTGATGCAAATGATCTGCAAAAACGTAAGAAACAGTTTTTTGTTCACTATATGTTTACTCCTGGATTAGGGTTTTATGGTAATGGCTTGATACATTTGTTAGGTAACTTATCACGTACAGCTACAGCAAACTTACGGCAGTTGGTAGATGCAGGAACTTTAGCCAATATGCCTGCAGGATTCAAGTCACGTGGTTTACGTATCCGCGATGATGACCAACCGCTTCAGCCTGGAGAGTGGCGAGATGTTGATGTAATAGGTACAGAACTGCGGAGTTCATTATTACCGCTACCCTATAAAGAACCAAGTGCAACATTATTCCAATTACTTGGTTTTGTAGT